GTCCTGTTGCTATTATAATAGGTTTATGGGATTGTAATACCCTCATGTATTTACATTGACCAGGTGTTTTGGGGAAGTTCATGGGTATAAAATAACTTAAGGTTTTTTTTCTTATGTATTTATATAATGGTTTATCGTAGTTTAAATAAATTTACAGGTAGTTTATCCATTAATCGGGTGGGTAAAAGAAAGGGAATAGTTACTAGATCTGAATCGAAACCTAACTATGCGTATTCTGATCAGACTTTTGACGATGTTAATACGATGTTAGTAAAATATTTTACATTTAGATCTGTACAATACACAATAAGTCAAGTTTATGAGACGGATCCATCACTCATGAAATTGGAATTTAATTGGTTAGTTGATTTTGCAAACGAGAATAAACCAAGTTCGGGTGATCCCTTTATAGAAGCTCTATATGATGCAGGGAAACCCGAGCTTGCAAATAGAATAATGACGAATAGAGATGGGTTAATGAGGCAATGGATATATGAAATAACAAGCACAGGTGGGTTAGATGCAGGTATAGCAATGACTAAACATAATATGAATTTGTCGATAAAACAGTTAGATAAATCACTTAACCTGTCTATAGAACCAAGTAGGTCTCTGGATGAAGTATAAAGGTTTTTCTCCATATAATACAAGATGATAGGTAGCACACACGTTCTTCCAACATACAATATGCAGCAGTTTCATTTTATAGGTATTACACGGGGTGGGTACGCTACTATAACCGATCCAGAGGGTAAACCCCGTATGATATGTTTTAGTAAAAGGGAAACGGCCCGTAAATGTATAAGTTATATATCTGAATACCGTTCCACATACGGTGTATGGCCAGATACAAACTTACAGGTTCCAGTGGCGCGTATAAATCCAGATCCATTAGCAAAGAAGAGAACTCCTGAAGAAATAAAGAAATATATTTATTTAGAAGAAAAGGTTAAAAGTCAACTTAATGAAATGTCTGCTGGAACGGGATTATGTTATTTTTACTGTCATACTTTTGATTATAAAGATGATTTATTGAGAATACAACTGTCGGGACAAAAAATTGAAGGTGAAGCAGATGTTGGGTACTATAAATCACGTTTGGATATTAGGTTAAAGATTGTATAAATATATAATATAAATGTCTTTTGTTAAACAGTTTGATCCAACTAAAAAGGAACATGTGGAATGGTTGCAGAAAATAGATGTATCCATGTCTAAAGCGACTAATCAAGAAAAATATGGTAGTGTTGATTTCATGAAAATAGTAAACGATAATCCATTTGGTATAAATATGACAAATCCCATGGAATGGGCTGAATCACATTTTCAACTCTGTATGAAGTTTACTCAAGCTGTCTTCAGAGGAGTAGCTCATATTCCTACTCAGGGGGCGACTGATTAAATGTGCGGAAGATCTTGTTCGTGGACGTGTTTCTTTTGTCAACTCATGATATTCTTTGAGTGTAAAATTTTGTGGTTCGGAATTTTCATCCATGCGTATGAGTAAAATCTTACCTAAAACGGGCATATTTGTAAATGGTCTGGGGAGTCTATTTAGATTCATTTGTAATTCAAATATAGATGATTCACATGTAACTATGACAACAGATTTTTCAGGCCATTGTCCTAAAAATGTAGCTTTACCCCTTAAAATTTTAAAAATTTCATTTTTTTCTGGTGAAATGTCTAAATTTATTTCATGAATATCGTTTTTACCCTCATTTATTAAAACTGCAATTGTCATTCCTAGGATGTACAAATAAAAAAGTTGCTTTTAATAAATGAACCTCTCCAATCTCGCCGTTGAAAAAAGAAATAAAATTGCTGCTGTTTTCATTCTAATTTGTACTGTAGTATTTATCGTCCAAATGATTTATTTGCCAAATATTACCGAGATATATACTAATCTCGTATTAGATACAGAATGGAAAGAAACTCGTAATAAACCACTTACTACATCCGATCCATTCAATACATGCTCCCCTGAATCTTTCCCCGGGTGCAAAAAAGTTAAAATGCCACACTTAAGTAGAGTTTAAGATAGTATATAAATAAAATGTTATCGAGACAATATGCTCTTAAAAAATATGCCGAAATACTTGGTTTATCTGAAAAAGATAATATATGTATAAATCTCGAAAAGTCTACTTATAATTCAACTATACGAAAAACAAATGAACTGGGAGATGTACCAGCGGCTGATAACCGGTTTTTTGTAAATCGATATAAACATATATTTCTCAAAATTAAACATAATTTAATATATTCACCAACACTCAAAGAACGTATTTTAAGTGGGGACCTTAAACCCAAAAGTGTTCTAGAATTATCACACCAGGGTTTATGGCCAGATGGACCATATGCACATTTGTTAGAGAAGAATATACGAGAAAATATGAAAAAGGATTGGGTTACGAACATGATTAGTGACCCAAATTACAAGGGTATGTTTAGGTGTAATCGATGTAAATCGTATAAAACAACCTTTTACCAAATGCAAACACGTAGTGCCGATGAACCTATGACCGTATTTGTTACGTGCCACAATTGTAATTCTAGGTGGAAATCATAATTTTTAATGCATATTGTGTATCAGTGAGGTCGGTATCCATATCACCAACAGATAAAACATAATTTAATCCCGATTTACGTTTTACATTACCTTTATTATGTGCTGGTGTTATGACAAGTGCATCATACGGTATACCGTATTGTTCGAGTTGGTATTGCGTAATTTCTACAGTCCCTCTTACAGCTGGCCGAGCTGTAATAATAACAATTTTATACCCTAAATGTTTAGCATAATGTAATAGCTTAATAATAGGAACATTTGCCTTACCATTCGTAAAAATAAGAGTATCATCTATATCAAACATAACTGCGTCTTTTTCGCCAATCTCTCTATTTTTAAGAATTGTTTCCATATAATATACTTTAAGAATTAAAACGATAAAATAAAAAATGGAAAATCAGATTATCGACGTTGATTTTGATGATGGGTATACATCTATAGCTAGAATATTAAAAGATGATTACAGTGACTATGAAGTAGCGCTACTTGAATATTATGGTGATGGAGAATGGAATTTTGATACAGAGGAACCCGTGTCTATTAAAAAAGATTGTGTATCTGGATTCTATGATACTATGAAACTTGAATGTACAGGGTTATACGAAAAACTCACGAATGGTATGTATGCTGAAATGGAGGAGGAGGATGATGATTTTGAGTTTGATTTATATACATCAGAAGAAGATGAATCTGATTCAGATGTATCACTCGATGATGAAGATTATTTATAATATCGGTGTATTATAAATGAAAAACCAATATATGTTATCAGCTTCCATAGTGATCTTAGTACTTCTTTATACCTTTATGTATAATCCAAATAGAAGTGAAAAATACTGTGGTGCGTGTGGATTAAAGTAATATCACTATATAATACAAATGGACCCCTTTAAGAAGCGTGTTACAAAGAACGACAAGAAAGCTAAAAAGGGGTTGTATACACAAAAGTATATTAGACTTAAACAGGAGACTCTTAATACTAATAAAAAAGAAGATGGCGCCGTACAATCCACCAAATGCACACTACAGTCAAATGGACGTGTCAATGTATGACGAAGAAGACATTTTTAAATTTATTGGTAAAAGTGGTAAGAAGTTTTACTGGTTGACACGATACCTTGAACTCTCATACATGTGGTATGATAAGGAACGTAAAGTTATTGAACTCTGGGGACCTTATGAATCACTTCAAAATTTTCAAGCGCACCATATTTTAGAATGTGAATTAGACCTAAGTTGTAATAAAGTTTTAGTAAATTAAGATAAGATGGTAAAACTCATACCCGGAACCTTTTTACATAATATCGTTTATGGAAATACCACTATAGTACCCGAACGTAAACCATTTTATGTTCAAAACGCGGATGATTACGTGAGACTTTTAAAAAAGAATTATGAGTATTATGGTGTTCCATTTAAAAACCCTAATGTCGAAGAAATACCCCCTTACGATAAAGTGGGTGATAGTATTGAAACACATATTGAACACCTCGACCAAATTGTAGTTAAATTAAACGTGTTAAAATCTGGTAAAGTTCGTGTAAAAATATTACCACATATGGCTATTTTAAACGAAAAGTATTATTCAAAAGGTAAACCTTCTCCTATAAAGAGTATAACAAGTGCATTAAAAGCGCTCGGATATTCACAGGAGTTTATAGAGTCTACACTACAAAAATATAAAAAACGTAATCAACTTATTGAAAAGAGATGGAAAATACTCGAGAAAAAGTTTGATGCACCTTCAACGGCATCTAGGAATAAAAAGAAGAAAATGGATAAGAAAGCCGAAGCTGAAGCTGAAGCTGAAACCGAAGCCGGAGTCGACTCCGAAGATGATGAACCTGAAGAAAAGAAAGATGATGATGAACCCGAAGAAGATGAGGCGATTATAGTTGATGACGAAGGTGACGAAGAAGAAGTTGTCGAAGATGATTATGTTTCGGATGGAGGTGACGATTAAAACTTAAGTTAGACCTTTTTTAATAAAAAACAATTTACAAAATGAATATATTTTTTCTCTCAATGAACCCCGAAGAGCTTGCTTATATGTACTGTGATCAACATGTAATCAAGATCTTACTCGAAATATGTCAAATGATGTATACTGCATGGTTTTACTCGGGTCAAACTGACTATGTGGAATTAAATGCACCTTATACCGTAAACGGAAAGCGTCGAGGGTACCGTCCTTCACATAAGAAACACCCTACAACATTATGGATATCATCAAGTATTGATAATTATAATTTTGCTGGTGAAATAGGAATGTGTCTCGCACTCGAATATAAAAAGCGGTTCGGTAAAGTGCACGCATGTTCTAAACATATACTTTGGTTATACGAAAATAAACCTTCGCATTTCGAACTTCGTGAAAGTGAAACTGCATATTACCCAATACACGATTTTAGACCTGGACTCACACGAATACCAGCATGCATGCCCGATAAATATAAAGTACCAAGTATTATTGAATCGTATAAGTTATATTATACAGGTGAAAAAGAAAGCTTTGCGAGATATACTAGAGTTTAATTTAAATTTATATTACAAGATGAACTGGAGACGGTTTCGTAGAAGGTTCCGTAAACGTTTAAGAAAAAAACGTAAATTTATAGAAAAACATGCGTTCAATCTATTTTTAATATCTTATTTAATTATAATGGTGACCTTACCAGTTGTAAATAGAATATTTAGTTCACCACCACTTAAAATAGAAAAGAAACCCGAATATGAACACAGAATATACAGTGATTTTATTAAAGGTGTTAAGAAAAACGAAATAACAAAAGTTGAAATAAATCCACAAAGTGATACCGTATATTTTGAAGAAAAGAATGGTACCCTTGGTAGTTCATATTTCATCCCATCAGGGGATTTTTGGAAAACAATGTCTGAAAGTCAAGTTGATTTTGATTTAATTAAAATTCCAAACGGTGGGAATATGAATGAATTTATATCTTTCATGTTTATTACTATAGGGTTTTTTGCTATTTTTAGAATCATATTCGGTGCTAATGGTGGTGTGGGTCAAAATCCGTTTTCCATGATGAAAAATGATATTGATGTGGAAAAACAGATACAGACACGTTTTGAAGATGTTCAAGGTATAGATAGTGCGAAGGATGAACTCGAAGAAATTGTCGATTTTCTTAGGGAACCAGAAAAATTCTTTGGTACGGGTGCTAAAATACCACGTGGTGCATTATTAACAGGTAAACCAGGTACAGGTAAAACCCTCTTAGCACGTGCTATTGCAGGTGAATCATCCGTTCCATTTATTCAGTGTTCGGGATCGTCATTTGTTGAAATGTTTGTGGGTGTAGGTGCAAAAAGGGTAAGAGACGTGTTTGAAATGGCGCGTGATAACCAACCATGTATTGTATTTATTGATGAAATTGATGCTATTGGTAAGAAGAGAAGTATGAATGGGTTTGCAGCTAACGATGAGCGCGAACAAACGATTAATCAATTATTAACAGAAATGGATGGATTTGAAAATGATACAGAGATTGTTGTTATAGGTGCAACAAATCGTATCGATATACTTGACGATGCTCTATTACGTCCAGGTAGATTCGATCGTAAAATACAAGTTTCTTTACCTGATGTACATGGGCGTGAGGAAATACTTAAGGTACATGCCAAGGATAAACTTCTCGGTGCAGGTGTAAGTCTTCGTGACCTTGCAAAACAAACAACGGGGTTTTCTGGTGCTGATCTTGCAAACCTTATGAACGAGTGTGCGATAAGAGCTGTTCGTGATGGTAAAGATGGTATAATAACACCTGATATAACCGAAGATGTATACCAAAGAATTGTTGTCGGTGCAAAAGGAAGTCGCACCGTTTCTGGGGCGCGAAAGGCGAGAGTTGCATACCACGAGGCGGGGCACGCTATTATTGGTGTACTCATGCAAGAATACGACGAGGTTCGTAAAGTGAGTATTTTACCAAGAGGTGACGCGGGTGGTGTTACATATTTCCAACCATCTACGGATGATGTAGGTATGTATACGAAAGATTACCTTTTATCACAAATTAAGGTCGCACTCGGCGGACATGCCGCAGAAGAGATAGTTTATGGGAGAGAGCACGTTACTACGGGTGCATCGAGTGATTTTCAACAAACGTTTGCTATTGCACGTGAAATGGTCACTACGTACGGTATGAGTGAAACTATAGGTAAAATGAATATCAACACAGATTTAGTTTCTGCACGCACATTGAGTCACATTGATATAGAGGTTCATGATATAGTTGAAGGGTGTTATACGGAAGTGAAAGAACTACTTAATCATTATCGTGTTAAGCTCGAACACTTGAAAGATATGCTCGTTGAAGAGGAAATCATTGACGGGAGTGTTGT